TGATAACATTGAAATGCACAATGAACCTCCACTTGGTGCCATTTCAGGTGCCTTGCTAAATGGAAATGTGATTGACAGAGGTGCGGGGGCGGTTAATCTTTTAAATCCAAAAGTAGGGAGCAATGGACAAACTCCTATTTTTCCGCTTTCACAAATAGGCGACATTTCCGCGATTGTGAATTTTTTAATCCCCGAATATAAAAAAGATATTGTTAACGCCTTCAAAATTGACCAATTGCTCGACTTCAATAATCAAACACAAATGACCGCCACGGAAAGTTCATACAGGATGTCGATACGCGCTAAGGCAATTGGCGGATTATTGGCGCAACAAAAAGCAGAATGTATTGAGCCGACTTGCCACAGGGCAATTTCAATTATTCAAGATTGCGGCTTATACGGGGAAATTTTGGAAGATTTACCCGAAGAAACCGAGGAGCAAATTGCATACAAACAATATGTACAGCAAAGCGGCAATTACATCCCCGAAGAAATTGCAAAAGCAATGAAGGACGGAAAGCCTTGGTATAAGTTAGAATTTAACGGCGAGCTTGAAAAACTTAGCAATGCTGAACTTTATGAAGCAATCGGAAGATTTTTACAATATCTTCAAGTAGCTTTGCAAATCAAACCGACGCTAATTGAAGCGATTAACGAATATGAATTTTTAGACTTTTTGAAAAATGCCTCCAACTTGATTAATGAAAAACTTGTTAAATCGAAATATCAATACAAAGACATGATGAAACAAATTGAGGAGGCGCAAGTGCAACAAGCACAACAAGTACAAATGTTGCAAGGCTCTCAGATTGCTAAAAATATTGCGTCCGCAGAAAAAGATGAGGCTATGGCAAATGCAAATTAACAGAAAAACAGATGTTGACAGAATTCTTAAGGAAGCAGAAGAGACAATCAAGAAACAGGAACAAGAATTCAAAAACCTACAAAATTGTTGTTTGGAATTATTCAAAGACGAAAACGGAAAATATCTTTTAAAATTCCTAAAAGACATATGTTGTTGGGCAGAAGAAGATTTAAACGTTAACCGCGACATAATAATTTACAAAAAAGGCAGGAGGGATATTTGGTTAATTCTTCGGGAGTTTTTACCAAAAGATATTCTCGCACAAGTTGAAGTTTTTGAATAAATCGAAAGGAAAAACGAATGGAAGAAAATTTTCAAAATGACGGTACTCAAATTAATACAGAGGAGGGAGGCGGTTCTAATTACGTGGACAAAAGCAATCTTGGCGATTCTACGGGCAGTAGTAATGTTAATAATAATGCCGATACTGACAATCTTGGCGGCCGCGACGGTAGCGTTTTTGATATTCCGCAAGAATACAAAGAAAAAGATTGGGTAAAAAATTTTGAAGGCAAAACAGGGAATGAACTGCGGGATGAGGTTTTCAAGGCACTTAATGAAAAATATACAAACTCTCCGATAGTTCCGCAAACTGCTGAAGAATACGCCCTTAATGAGCTTGAATTTAAAGATGAGCAGGGGAACATAACATATCAATATCCGGAAGAAGTTTTAGGGTATTTTGGCAGTGAGTTTAAGGAATTAGGACTTACAAAAGAACAGGCGCACGGCTTATTGACCAAATATACAAATTTTGAACTTGAACAGTTTAGAGCCATGACGGACATTGAGGATTTAAACAAAAATCTTGATGAAATGTTTAAATCAAATCCCGCGCAAAAACAAACTGTTCAAAGTTTATTAAAAGAATTTCTTCCAAAAGAAGACCAAGAATTTTTACAGACAAGCGCCCCGAATTATACGATTGAAATGTTCTACAAGGTCGCAAAAGGACTTGTTGATAAATACGGCTATAAAGAGGGTGCAGGGGGACAAGGCGGGCAAAATAATTTTAGGATGTCGCAAGCCGATAAAGATAGGGAATATGAACGTATTGTCAGTAAAATGGAAGAATTGACAAGAAGACCACACACTTCCGAAGAAAAAGAGATACTACAAAAAGAATTGAATGCACTATTTAGAATATAAGTAAAGGTAGGTAAAAAATGTTAAAAGTAACTGTTGAAGGTATTTATGAATCCGATACAGGTTCAGGACAAAAGAAATATGGAAATTTTAATTACACTTTTGAGCTTTCAAGGGAAAGAGAGGAAGGAATCGAAACTCACGTTTTAAGAAGATTTATCCCTTATTTAATAGCAAAAGATAAAGGTAAGTTGCAAATTCCATTTTCAAGAATTAAGAGCTTTTTAATTAGTACGGTTGAAAAAAATGATAAAAAATCGACACTTTTTGAGAAAGACATCTTAAGCTTAGACGACTGGGAAATTCAAGACCTCGCATGTCTTTTTGATTTATACGAAATACCCGTATACGGTAAACTGCCGATTGCGCTTTTAAGAGAAAAGGCCGCGGAAGCGTATATGAAAAAAATTCTTAAGGTTCCGGTGAGAACTGCACAAGATAAAGCGCAGCTTAGTTTTTATAAGCAATTAGCTGACGGAACATTTAAGCTTGATTTTGGAAATGAAAAATTACCTGTTATAATTCCTCAAAAATATTTCGAAAAAGAAGAAGAAAAGAAAAAAGAGAAAATAAGTCTTTCATACTTTTTAAAGACATCCATAATTTCAGGCGAAGGAGAAGTTATTGACGGGGAACAAGAAGAAGCAGGTTCCACCGGACAAAAAGAAGAAAGACACAATGGTCTTTTCCCAAACTTGACGCAAATAATAAAGCAAGGGGCAGATAAATAATCATTAAGTTAATACACAACAAAAAGAAGGAGAAAAATTATGGCTTATGCAATGGGAGAGGGGTTTGCGCAAGCAGACCTGCAACAATTTGAAAAAAACTACATTCGTGTAGCACAACAAACAGAGAGTAAACTCTTAAATACACCGGCAGTTCAACACATGGACATTAAAGGTATTTCAAACCTTGCAACTATTGACGGTGTCGAATTAACAGAAGTAACTGACGAAGGTTCAAATCCAAACAAAGTTTATACCGAAATGTCTGCAAAAAATCGTAAGTCAATTCAAAGACGTTTTACAAAAACATATTTATTTGATGATTACGACAAATGCGTGAATTTAATCAAAGACCCAACATCTGATTTGTATTTAAACTTAAAAGAGGCGTTTAAAAGAGTAGCAGACAGATGTATTGCAGACGCCTCGATTGCACCCGTCTATATCGGGAAATCAACCGAAATCGGAACTTTAACAACTGCAGAGGAAGACGGTGTAATTACAATTGACGGGAAAACCGCTTTTAATTATGAAAATGTAATTTCGCCCGCAATTACGGCATTTACAAATAATTACATTAAAGCAGAAGGAATCACGCTTGCAGTTTCCGGGGCTGAAGAAGAAGCGCTTCGAAATGATGACAAATATATGAATGCGCTGTATTCAAACGCAAACACGGTTGACAGAGGCAAGATTGAAAACGCTTCAGGCTTCCATGTTGTTAAGTTTGCGGGCACTCAAAACGGCGTTTCCGAAGTTGAACTTCCGATTCTCAATGAAGCTGAAGGGGTAAGAACAAACCTTTTCTTGGCACCTGGAGCGATTGCTTTTGCTTTTGAATTAGGAAGACTTGACTGCGTAAAATCTGCAGCAAAGGTAAATTCATGGGAAATTACCATTGACGTATGGGCAAAAGCCGTACGCCGTCAAGGTGCAAGAGTTATTAAAGCATTGTCAACAATGTAGCTTTAAGGAGGCGGATTTGCTCGAGCAAATCCGCTCTTTTTTAAAAAAGGAGGGGAAGTGGCAATAACTTCAAGTGTTCATATTTGCAATTTGGCATTAGACAGATGTAAAGAAAAAAATATTACATCAATGAAGGAAGATACAAAATCCGCGCAAAAATGTTCTGCTTGGTATGATTTAACAAGAAAATCATTATTGACAAACTTAAACGCAACATTTTCAATTAAGCGTGCGGTTCTTGCGGAAGTTGCAGATTATAAACCCGTTTATGGCTACAAAAAAGCTTACATCCTACCCAAAGATTGTCTTCAAGTACAATGCCTGGGCGACCCCATTAAAAATAACCTTTATCAAATAGAAGGAGATTATTTATATTGTGATGAATGTCTTGAAAAAGTTGAAATTAAATATATTGCTGATATTGAAGACGTAACAAAGTTTGACGCGGAATTTATTCAGTTATTTGCGCTGACATTAGCTTCAAATATTTGCGAAGCACTAACGCATGACACGGAACAAGCAAATTATCTTAAAAAACTCGCAGATGAAAAATATATTGAAACATCCGTTAAATACGGTCGCGATAACAGAATCACGGTAATTAAAAGCTCCCGATTTAGAGAAGCGAAGCTAAACGCAGAAATAGAAGGATATAATTACAGGATTAGATAATAATGAAAACCGCAAATCCGAAAAATAATTTTTCATCGGGTCAAATTGACAGAGATACAAAAGGGCGTATTGACCTTTCCTTGTATCAAAACGGCCACGAACTATCGCGCAATTTCTTTCATACAATTAAGGGAGATTGTTATTACAGAAGTGGTTTTGAATTTCTTGACGAAATCGGATATTCGGCTCTACATGAATTTAAGTTTAATCAAGAACAATCTTATTTATTAGTTTTTAGGATTGAATATATTGAGTTTTGGTCGTACAACATGCAGGGCGAACTTGTGCGCGTTCTTAACGATGACGGGAATGAACTGACCTTGGTCCACCCATGGGGAACGGAAATATTCAATCTTTGCATGACGCAAAATTGCGATGTTATGTACATTACGCATAAAAACGGTGAATATGCCGAATATCAACTTAAAAGAACCGCAAGCAACAAGTTTATTTTAGAAACAACAGGGTTTGTAAATTCCGGGAGTGCAAGTCTATCAAACGAAAGT